CTAATATCAAACGCCAAGTTGTTATATGATCCGACATAGTGTCATTGGAAGATGCAGCAGTAGCATTATTATTGATAATTCCGGCAACATTATCTAAAACCAGTAGATCAAAATCTCCGGGTGTTACTACAGTTTTAAATAATGGATCACCTAAATTAAAATAGACAGCCTCGGGATTATCATATTCTTTAATAATAGTACCAGTAGGATCAGCAAATGCGTTAGCGATAATTTTAGTTATAATTCCCAAACGTTTAACTTTGGCAGGAGGAGTGATCCATATTGGAGTGGTAAAAGTCAAGTTTAATATATCGATATCCTGTTCTGTTCCCTGCGGTATACTGCGACTGGTCCAATTGACAGATGCCATTTGTAAAATAGTTAAACTGGTCCAATCTAAGTAATTGTCAGTAGTCTGCAATTCTAAACTGGGATTAAACAAATAACTTAATTGTTCAAATATCTGTAATTTTTGATCGGTATTGGTAGTCCATAAATCGGCTGCAAAGGTTAACTTATAAGGTGCCGGCATAATGCGTTCAACAGTATACCCTATACCTTGTGTGGTTAGATATTCTCCTGTGGTATCATCAATAGCTCTTTCTCTTATATTAACTTTACTAACAAAGGTAGGATCTTGCAATCGTGATTGTTCATATTCTATACCTTTGATATAGCAGGCAATAAACGGAGCTGAAGGTACAGTATTTTCTGAATTTTTTCTAAGTATACTGGCGGCCTGTCTATTAGGGTCACCATAGACTACTGGTATTTGAGTAATTTTTCCTGACGAATTTTTATAGGAAAAATTACTCATTACACGCATATACTGTGTGAGATATCTTTTTATTTGACCATCGTAGAACCAATCCATATTAATTGTCCGCCTTAGGTTTTAATACTTTGCTAAGTGCTTGCCTTTCTGGAACCACCTTACCATCTATAGTGGCAGTGTTAGTATTATTAATAAATGTCATTTTTTGTGTTTGATTTATCTGTGCTCCAGCAAATGTACCAGAGGCAACGTTTTGTGCACCAAATTCATTTAAGGTCATACGAACATTTTTTTCATACATAATCCAATTTTTTCCATTAAACCTATAAAGTACATTAGGTAAGTAATCTGTTCTTAGATAAAATGCTCCCACAGAAGGATCCGACGGAAACGTAATACCAGATCCAAAAGTGGCTCCATTAGGTGGTAATCCATCACCGGTAAGATATCCAACATACATATCTTTACTGGGAGTTTTTAACACCATACTGGCATCTGCAATGGATGCATCCATACTGTCGTCATCGACGGTATCACTGGCATCTTCTATGTCAACTAAGCCAGAATCTCTGGTAGGGATAACATAAAATCCTGTAGTATCATAACCACTTTTAGGAGCATCTAATTCTGCTTGCTGAATAATTTGATCATTTATTTGAATATTTTGATTGTAGGCACTCATTAGATCTCTTAGAGTACTACCATCCCCGTTACCCGAATCAGCATCAAATATTTGACTAAATTCTTGACTATCTACTAATGGTACACATTTGGCTCGCAATAAATGGGGATACCAAGTTTGACTAAATCCTGCTGTAGGGCGGCTGACATCCTGCACTACATAAAATCTTTTAAGTGCTACATAGTTATTGTCTAATGCATATTCATCTTTTAAATGAGGTAATTCTAAAACATCGCCAGGCATTATTTTTCTTAACAATATATCTATGCAGGTCTTTAAATGAAAATGCATCAGCACCATATCATTATGTAGAAATAGTCCAAATTGACTTAGATTAAAATCTAAATCCTGCATTTGATAAATGCCGCGAATTACATATACATCCGGAGAATAATTTCGATCTCTATTTTCTAAAAAAAGCACATCCTGTATACCTAATTCTGGTATAGTATTGGCGCTGGTATTAGGGGTTGTGGGCGTGGAATCTCCAGATAGGGGTGTTACCGGACCAAGATACTTGTGTACAAGTACGTCAGTCCCGCCCACTTGAAATTGTTGTTCAATGTTACGATCTATGAACTTGAAATCTGCGCCTTTTTCCGGCTTGTACAGTGATAAGCGTGGAATAGTAGTTCTCCTAATAGTATATTTATTGGATAAATATCAGTATGACCGACAACGAAAACGAACGCCAAAAAGTTGTAGATTATATCAAAGCCATGCTGGGCGATGGTATGATAGATTTGGAATTAGATCCTATACACTATAACACTGCTATAGACCGTGCATTAAACAAGTTTAGGCAACGTAGTAGTAATAGTGTTGAAGAAAGTTTTGGATTTTTAACCATACTAGTAGAACAGAATGATTACATTCTTCCACAGGAAGTTATGGATGTGCGTCAAATTTTCCGTCGCAGCATAGGATCACGCACCGGCGGCGGCGACGGTGGTAGTTTGTTTGAACCATTTAATTTAGCCTATTCTAACACTTATTTGCTGGCCTCCACTAATATGGGCGGATTAGCTACCTACTACGCATTTGCATCATATCAGAAACAAGTAGGCAAAATGTTTGGTAGCGATATTAATTTTACCTTTAATAAAACTACCAAATTATTAACTTTGATGCAGCGTCCCTATGCACAGGAAGAAGTCCTATTATGGTTGTACAATTATAGACCAGATTTTAATCTGCTGCAGGATCCACATGCCTTACAGTGGTTGCGTGATTACAGTTTGGCCACCTGTAAAATCATTCTGGGCGAAGCACGTGAAAAGTTTTCAACTATTGCTGGCCCACAAGGTGGTACACAACTGAATGGTGCCACACTTAAGGCTGAAGGTAAGGCCGAAATTGAAGTATTAGAAGCAGATTTGGTCAATTACAAGGCCGGCGATACCCCGATTACTTTTGTGATAGGCTAATTGCTGTCTTGACCTTTAAATTTTTCTATCATATACTATAGTATGATTATAGGAATATGCGGCTGGATTGGTTCCGGCAAAGATACTATTGCTGATTATTTGACAAACTTTCATGGGTTTCGCCGTGAAAGTTTTGCCAGCAGTCTCAAAGATGCTGTAAGTGCTGTATTTGGTTGGGATCGTACCTTATTAGAAGGACGAACCAAAGAAGCCAGAGAATGGCGAGAGAAAGTTGATTCATGGTGGGCTGCTCGTCTAAATATCCCTAATCTTACTCCACGTTGGGTATTACAGTATTGGGGCACAGAAGTTTGTCGCACCGGATTCCATACCGATATTTGGATTGCCAGTTTGGAAAATAAATTACGCAATGCCAAGGATCATATTGTTATATCTGATTGCCGGTTCCCTAATGAGGTTGAATCTATTAAAAATGCCGGGGGGCAGGTAATTTGGGTACGCCGAGGTACACTTCCCGAATGGTATGATTTAGCCCTAACCAATAAAGATTCGATGCCCTTAGTCTACCCCGATATACACGCCAGCGAATGGGCTTGGGTTGGTACTAAATTTGGTTATGTTTTAGATAACAACGGATCTATTCAAGACCTTTATAATCAGATAGAAAATTTGCTTAAAACAGAAGAAGCATTATTTGTTAGACGTGTGGTTTTAGATTTAGTTTAAAAATCCGGAGTTAAATCTCCTTGGCGCCATTTTACACCTTCTTTATGTAGCACACGTTGGCAATTAGCACAGACTGTTTTAAGATTATTAAATCTACAATTAGTTAAATTTCCATCTATATGAAACACATTAAATGTTTCTGAGTGCGAAGATTTAAAATTACAGCGATCGCAGGTATTTTTTTTTTGATAACCTGCCAATGCCCACAACGGCCTTTCTTGTTTTAATCCCCGGGCACAATGATCACATTTTGATCTATAGAAGATACGACCCTGTTTGCGGTAGTTTATAGCCGCCGGTCTTCTCCCACATTTTTTACAAAGTTTTCTCACGACTGCCCTTTTTGTGCCCTTTTATCGGGTATTTAACCATAAAATTTTTACCGTAGTTGCTAAATACAACAAAGTAATCCATTAAGGAGATCGATACAATGGCCACCACATTAGGTTCACCAGGCGTACAAGTTAGCGTAGTAGATCAGAGTTTTTATACTCCTGCTTCTCCAGGCACTGTACCCTTAATTTTTGTTGCAACTGCACAAGACAAGAGTAACGCTTCCGGTACCGGTACAGCACAGGGAACAACTGCTGCTAATGCTGGAAAAGTTTGGTTAATCACCAGTCAGCGTGATTTAACTGACACTTTTGGAACACCATTATTTTATACGGACATTAATAGTAACCCAATCAATGGTGGCGAATTAAATGAATATGGGCTACAGGCCGCTTATAGTTTACTGGGAGTAAGTTCACAGGTATATGTAGTTCGCAGTGATGTTAATTTAGGATCCTTAATTGCCAGCACCAGCATTCCTACGGGTAACCCTGCAGCAGGAACTTATTGGGTCGATACGTCTACCAGTTTGTTTGGTATCAATGAATGGAATAATAGTGGCAATGGTTCTTTTACTGTTAAGACTCCTTTAATTATTAATGACACTAATATGGACGCAGTTTCTGCCGATGGCATACCTAACGACAGTTTTGGAAAACCCGGAGATTATGCAGTTTACGTTACTTCTGATAATGGCGTAAATTATTATAATAGTATTTGGTATAAGACCCCTGTAACAAATAATGCTTGGGTAGAGGTAGTTTATGGATTTAATGGTGGGAAGCATGTGGTCATTAGCCCACATACACAGTACCCTAATTATACAAACAGCACACCAAATGGTAGCGTTTGGATTAAGACCACTACTCCGGGATATGGTGCCAACTGGGCTGTAAAGTATTACAATGGATCAACACAAACTTGGGGTACGGTCAGTGCTCCAATCTACAATAGCACACTACAGGCTCTACAGAAATTAGATCCAGTCGGCGGCGGTAAAAACATTCCTGTAGGAACAGTGTTTGTTGAATACGACCCCGACCATTATGAAATTAATGGTGGAAATGTCAAAGCAGAGTTTAAAGTATGGCGTAGAAATGCTACCAGTCCTACAACCATAGTCAGTGCAGCATCGATTGCTACTAATGTTGGCGGTGGAACATTTACCATTAGAGAAACTACATCAACATGGAGTTCTGCAATATCTATCGCAGTAGCGGGATCCAATACACTAACCGTAGGAGCACAATTAGCACGGGCTGTTAATACTTCGGGATTACAGAATGTTGCTGCTTCTTATGATACCAATACCAATAAGGTAACATTAACACACAAGACCGGTGGTGATTTTGAATTAAAAGATGGAACTAACACTCCTTTAGCTACCGTAGGATTTGCAGCATTTAATTTCTCAAATCTAACGGGTACTGCAAATTTATATACTGCACCCAGCCAGGACACTAATTTTGGTGGAGGGCTAATCGCTACTAACTGGAAGCCTTTAGTTTATGAAGCGGTCGCAGCAGCTCCATATACTTTACCAGCAAATGGTAGTCTTTGGTATGACGCCAATCTATCCGATGTGGACATTATGGTCAATGTCAATAATCAATGGAAGGGATATCTAAATGCTTTCCCAATGACAGATCCTAATGGTCCTATCGTTGGCGCCACAATGCCAACTGTGCAAAGTGACGGAACCAATCTCGAGAATGGCGATATTTGGGTAGATACTTCTAATCCCGATATGTATGGTCAAAATGTTTATGTTTGGGACGGATCATCACTAACATGGGTATTACAGGATGTAACAGATCATACCAGCCCTAATGGTTGGGTGTTTGCCGATGCACGTTGGTCAGACAATGGCAGTGACGACATGGAATATATAACATCAATCGCAGATCTTTTAGTCAGCGACTATGTTGATCCAGATGTCATTGATCCTGCACTATATCCAACAGGAACACGTTTATGGAATTTACGTCGTTCAGGATTTAACGTTAAGAAATATGAAGCAGGATATATCAATGTCAATGCCAATAATGGCGTGAATATTATGTATCAAAATGATCCAATGTCTGGCTATAGCACAGACCGTTGGGTTTCGGTCAGCCCTAATAGCAATACTGGTGTTGGCACATTTGGTCGTCTCGCACAGAGAAGCGTAGTTGTCAAAACTCTAAAATCTATGATTGATACTAATCAACTTGTTCGAGATACTGACACAGTTATCTTTAATTTGATTGCCTGCCCAGGATATCCTGAATTGATCTCTAATATGGCTGCATTAAATACTGACCGCGGACAAACGGCATTAGTTGTCGGTGACACACCATTTAGATTAACACCAGATGCAACCAGTTTAAGCAATTGGGGTAACAATGCAGCAGGAGCATT